TATAACCAAATCAGCAATAGGGGTACTTCAAGAGAGAACCCCATCTCAGGTATTAGCTGATATTGGCGCTCAGGGGGCTATAAGCAATATTAACCAAATAGCTACTAGATCTTATAACGATTTACAAGACCTTCCGTCTCTTAATTTTGTGCCTAATACAAGGTCTATCTTAGACGGTGCTGGGATAACTGGCGGTGGGAACTTATCGGCAGACAGAACGATAGGATTGACAGGATTGGCTCTTGCTTTTCACAGCTTATCAACTAACGGTTTTGCGGTTAGAACTGCTCCTGGTGTTGCTGCATCTAGGGTTATCACAGGTAGCAATTCTATTAACGTTGCTAATGGTGACGGAGTGGCAGGAAATCCAACATTCACGATGCAATATGCCGGTACAATTGCTTGGTAATAATTTAAACTAAACTATAATATGAACAATCAAAAAAAGTACACTTGCATTTTGGATCAGAACGATCTAAACGTAATCAGTCAGTTAATTAACCAAATGCCTTTAGGTGCTTGTACTATTGCTCAGGCGTCACAGGCGAATTCTCACGCTCAACAAATTCTTGACTTCCTTGGAAGTAAAACCAGTGAAGATGTAGTAGAGGAAGCAGAGATGGAGAAATCAAAGTAAGAAATGGCAGAATTTAGTTTAGAAAAAGTTTTGGCGTTTCCCACAACTGGAATAGTTGCCAATAGGTGGTATGCGAGATTAGTTGGTGGTGCGGTAGAAATCCGTATCGCTAACTCATCTGGGGGGCTTATTCCTTTGTCTGGAGCCGCTGATACTTTTCAAGAGGTTACATCAAGAGGCGCAACAACTACAGTCCCATCACTTAACATTGGGCAAAGTACTGGTGCTTCAGATGTTAATTTTAATTTAGGTCAAGGTAGAACTGCAAATGGAAACTCATTTATTGATTTTCATTCATCCGCGGGGGGTGCTGATTTTGACTTTAGAGTAATTAAATTTACTGGTACTGCTGGATTAGCAGAAATTAGAAATGTTTCAGGTCCAATTCAAATTATAACACAATCAGCGGACAACATTGATTTTGGTGCGGCTAATACTACGAGATTACGGATTCATGGAGCAACTGGAAATGTCTCATTTGGAAGTACAAATGATGAAGGGGCAAAGGTGTATGTTAATGGAAGTATTAGAACGGACAGTGATAGATTCTTTTCCAATGGCTCTCACTTAGGCTTTGCAGACGCAAGTGGATTAGTTGCGATGCCTATTTCTACAAATAACTTACTTGTAAGTAATAATTATGATCACAGAAGCAGGGTTACTACAAACGGAATGTACGTTTTCGGGAACATTCTTACTGATGGCAGAATTGGAGTCGGAACTTTAACGCCAGTTTCATTTTTGCATGTCAAAACTCCTGCTTCTTATGGATATATAAACTCAGATAACAACTCGAATATTGGTGGCGGAATATTTGTGTCCAGTCAAAATGGGGCGGCAAAAGCGTCTTTTGGAGTAAGTGGGTACATAGCAGAAGATACCTCAAGTGATGCATTTATTGGGGCAGGTAATGAGAACGGCATAAGATTTTACAGAGGAACAGTTGAAACCGCTAGAATAAATTCCGCTGGGCGTTTAGGGATTAATACCGTAAATCCTCTAGCGTTAATACACGTAATTAGCCTTCAAACTGATTTTACATCTAGATTTGAAAACTTATCTTCTAATCCGTTTGGCATTTCTGTAACCTATAATTCTTCTCCAAACAGCCAATTCAACCAGCCTTTTTGGTTTCGGGATAGTGGGCTTGTCCGTTTTGAGGTAAGGTCTAACGGAGGTATTGCCAACTTCTCTGCAAATAATGTAAATCTATCAGATAAAAGAGTCAAAAAAGAAATCAAAAAGGCATCATCAGTTTGGGGCCAAATAAAAGAAATCGAAGTAGTAGACTTCAAATACAAAGATCAAACTCATGATGACTTCAATTTAGGGGTAATTGCTCAACAAGTCTTGTCCGTAGCCCCGAGGTTTGTTGATGTTGATGGATTCGGCAAAACCCGTAAAAACAGCGTTCCTCTAATGTCTGTGTATGACACGGACATGCAGTATGCAGCATTGAAAGCATTACAGGAGGCGATGACTCGAATTGAGATTTTAGAGAATAAATTCCAACAAACTCTTTAAATAATAAAAATATAAAATATTAAATTATGCCAACCAAACCCTCCAAGGGTTTCAAACCCTTGGAGGGTTTTTAGCACAAAAACACTGTCCTTTTCCTCTAATCTAAGTCATCGTATATTCAACTCATGCCAGCATACATCATCAAAAAACGTCAGACGATCACCCGTCAAGCCGGGGATAGCTCCGAGATCGTATTCATGATACCCGGCACGCATCCCATGCAGCCGGGCGTATTGCTTCGATTTGGAATTGCTGATGGAAATCGGATATTCCTACTGAAGCATAAACCCCACTTTTTCCAATGTCCTCTAGCCACTGATTTTCTAGGATTACCTTCATAGCATCAATGAATCGATCGCTATGAGATTTTCTTTTTCTACACTTGGAATACAATTAATGGCTATCCATGAAGGCTACCTTCAGGAGAATTTTTTGGCTATAACTGCCTCCGATTCCAAAGGCATCTCCATAGAAGATTTTTTCACCAAACACGAAGCAGGGCTCCAAATCGGTAGAGACTACGACACTGACACCTTCTTCATCAAAAACAATCCCGAAATCGCACTGATTCCGGTAATCGGGCAAACTTCCAAAATGGGAGTATCTGACGGGATGCAGACGATGAGTCTCGCTCAGATGCTCCTCAATGCTCAAAGATCAGGGAAGTACAAAGCCGCACTGATCTATGTAGATAGTCCCGGTGGTGAAGTAGATGGAATGGAAGACTGGGCGGATGAAATCAGAAACGCCACTATTCCTACCCTTGCTTTCATCGATGGCTATGGTGCCTCTGGTGGATACTGGCAAGCGATATCAGCCAATAGAGTATTGGCAAATGTGGCCAACTCGAATATGATCGGATCAATAGGCGTGCAGACACTCCATATTGACCGTAGAGCGGTGGCCAAAAATACCATCGGTGAGGTAAAAATCATCCGTGCCCGACAGTCGGAACTCAAAAACGCAATCAATTCCTATGAGGAGCTTACTCCTGAAGGGGAAGCCTGGATCATAGATCGGCTATCAGAGTCTGCCGATACATTCATCAACTATGTGGGTTCCCGACGACCAGACATCGACGTGAACTCCGATGTCATGAAAGGGGCTGTGTACACAGGACCGCAAGCAGTAGCTGCCGGGCTGATTGATGGACTCGCTACCTATGACCAGGCTATCGCTGAACTGATCGGAATGATCCCCGCAGGCGAAACACGTAATTCAAAATCAAATACTACTAAAACAAACGCAAACATGAAATTCAACATTGGCATGACGGCTATTCTGTCATTCTTAGGTTTTGGAGCTGTGGCATCTGCGGAAGAAGCCCCACTGGTGACAGAGGAGCGACTGACTGCATTGAATGCAGGTCTTGAAACTGCCACCGGCACGATCGAGACCCGAAACGCGACCATCACCCAGCTCAACGCAGAATTGAGCACTGCAAAAGCATCTCTGGTTACTGCTGAGGCAGATCGGGATCAGTACAAGGCCGATGCCGAGAAATACGGCAAGCAAGCCGGTGCCAGTCACACGCCTCCAAAGAAGGATAAGCCTGAGGGAGGAAATGATGAAACTGCAAAGACAGAGCAGGAGCAATTCATGAGCTATGCTCACAATCAAGAAATCTTGAACGACATCTCTAAATTTTCATAATCAATGGATTTCAATATAGACGCGATCATCGCGGAATTTGGTGCCCGATACACCCCGGCAGGTCAAACTGAGCGGGATATTAAGACGCAGCTTTTTGCTGCCGCTGAGACCGAGGCTTATTTCTCCACTGTGCCAAATACAGGAGACTTTTACAGAAGCGCTTTTGCCACCGTTGGTGATGTGACACAAGCATTTGGTATTCCGTTTACAGCGAAGGGTGAAAGTACTTTTCAGCCTTTTGAGACCAAGCTTGGCGAATACAAGGTGGATCAATTGTTCACTCCAGATAGATTCCGAAATTCTTGGGCTGGCTTCTTGGCCGCTACTCCTGAAGTAGATCGATCCAAGTGGCCGGTGCTTCTGTGGTATATGGTAAACTTATTGTTGCCAAAAATCACCGAAGAGCAGGAAGTAGAGCAGTCTTTTTGGGGCTGGCAGAAGACAGGAGTGAATGCATCTCCTGTGGTGAACGGAACCACCTTTGTCCGTCAGTTTGCAAATGACACCACGGCCACCCCTGCCAATGCTGCGGTGGACGGATTGCATACCACGATGGCAAGAATGAGAGCTGCCGGTAGATCTACACTGAATAACTCAGGTGTATGGTCAACCGATCCTGTGGTATTTGTAGGAGAAGTAGAAGAGTGGGTGCAGGCCGTAGAGCCTAAGCTGCGAAGAAATATGGACTGCCTCTTCATGGAGGAGGATCTTAAGAATCGCTACATCGACGGTCGAAGAGAGAAGTACAACAAGAATTATGCTCAGGAAGCAGACTTGTTGTTGGTTGACAAGACTACGATCAAGGTGCAAGCATTGCACTCGATGGTAGGTGCCGGAGATTTTGTGTGGATGACTCCTGCAATCAATCGAATCAGACCTATTGCCAAAGAAAGCAATGGCATATTTGACATGCAAAAAGCAGACAGATCTGTAAAGATCATGAATGACTGGAAGAAGGTAATCACCTTTGACGTGCCTGAACTGGTAGTGCATAATGATCGAGGTGCTTTGATCACAGCGGAGCTTATCACAGAGAGATATTCCTAACTGATTTGTGAGATCCGGGCAACTGGATCTCATAAATTTCACTTGTAATCATACCATTCAAAATGGCTGAAAAAGAACTGACACTTGAAGAAGCAAAAGCTATTCAGGCAGAAAATAAAAAGCTCGTATCGGAGCTGATCGCAGCGAATGAGGCAGTAGCCAAAGCAAATGCGGTATTGGAAGAAAACGCTACATTAAAAGAGGCTGTAAAAAGTCTCAATGATGAACTGGCACTGAAAGAGCAGGAGAATGAGGAGCTAGGATCCTATCCTGTTTTGACCCACAAGGGTAAAAAATACGAGTTGATTGATGCAAAATCAAGAGCTCGGTTTGAAGGTAAAAACATAGTAATCACGCTTGAGACTTTGAAAGAAGACAAAAAGCTGATTGAACACTGCATCAAGAAGGGATATTCCTGCTTGAGAGAAAAAGGAGGCAACTAATGGGCTTTGAATCGCTGAAAAAAAACAAGCTGAGGGACAATGCTCCCGGGCTTAGAAAAAACATCCTAATCGCAGAGAAAGATTGGTTTGTGCCATTGACAGGATTGAAAGCACCTGTAGGACCATTTGAAGCGCCAGGAGATAAGCTTCGGATTAGCGGGAATCATGAATTTGTCACCGGTAAAGGTTTTCTTGTATTTCATTCGACATTGGCAACCGCTGAGCTTACGGGTGAGAATGTGGGAGACCGAGAGTCTAGGACTAATAATCCTACGCTGGTAGCACAGTATCCGGGCTTGACAGCTGAAAGTGTAGAGTTTTTCCAATCCCTAAAAAATGGCGATTGGATCGTACTTCAGCAGACGTTGGCTGGTGAGTTGATACAGATGGGAGAGGATGGACTCGAGGCCGAGATCATGTTCACTTTTGGTTCAGGTAAAGTCGATGGTGGCTATCAAGGCATCACCGCTACGATCTCCAACTTTGGCAAGCCATACTTCTACGAGGGAGATATTGTCTACTATCCAGAGCCGGCTTAACTGATCTGGTAATGGAAAAGCTAGGAAAGAAAGTTCCGTCACTTCCCCAGGATGTGGCTGAGAAATACGAAGCGACAATCATTCCTACTGTAGTGATGATCGCTTCAGGAAAATCCAAAGGCTCCTATGATCTGACTAGAATCAGTATGGAAGATGCCGAAAAGCTAGCGAATGACAGGAAGTACTTGAAGAAGAAATCACCCGAAAAGTCTTCAAAAGCTGAAAATATTAAAGGTTAACTATTAGGGCTAGTTTGGTGTGAAAGCCATCCCATCATTGGGATGGTTTTTTTATGTCCTCCAGTTGGCAATTTCCAACACTTAGGTTTGACACATGAAGCGAACCAAAAAAACAACCCAAACCCTACTGGAAATTTCCAAGACTTTACCAAAGCATAAGTATAAATCGATGGGTAAATTATCGGAACCCGGTGATATTTTGATTCAAAGAGGAATGACCCATGATGGTGACAATATTCCCATTCTTGCCCATAAAAATTATATAAAATCGATTCCTGTTGAGAACGAAGTGAATCACTTCAATCGCTTGAAATCAGCTTTTGACAGTAATGGCAAAATAGGAGTGAAGGCCTATCTTAAGAAACTGATCAAACCCGAATTTGAAATACAATTATTTACTCGAATTGATCAGTTGCTGTGATGGGTGATATTGGTGCATGGATGCAAAATCAAGACTATTCAAAAGGAGTAGCACTCTATCGAAAGTATGGATCAGATGCGGTATTGCTTAGTATTTTTGACTTACCGGAGACTTCATTCACCCGAAAGAAACTAGCAGCTGCTCTGGAATTGATGGCTGGGAATACTATCCGGAAATTACATAAAATTGAACCATCTAATCCACAGCAAGCCTCAAAGCAGGTAACTACTCCAAAGCCAGTGCTTGAGCTGATCCAAAAAAGGAGCCAATACCACGAGTCACTGTATTACACGACTTCGATAGCTGACAGGCACAAGATTTCCTTGGCCATTTTGGCTATTGGCACCAAGCTGGACGGCTGGTATGATCAGGGTCAGCTACCATCGGGCGAGGTGGAGAATGAGCTGCAGGAACTGGATATTGCACTGAACGCATGGGATCTCCATCAAACGGTCAATAACAACATGACCTATATCACCAAAAATAGAAAGCGAGAAGATAAGCTGGGAGAGGTGAGCCGTAGAACCCGACAAAATGCAGAAATAGAAACCCGACTAAAATCGATGAATTATGAGTAGTCTATTTCCCGAGAATCGCGGTAAAATTGAAGTGAAAATGGATACTCCGGAGGATCGTATAGCTGGATTCATGATCAGTAAGATCGAAAAAGAATCGCTTCATAAAGGGGATCACGTGATTATGAAGCGATGGCTGAAAATCTGGGGATTGCTGCTAAACTATCATTCGCCCTCTCAGGCAGTCGAAGCACACGTCAAAATGTGTACTGAAGATCCGGATATTGGCACGATCAGTATGCGCACGGCTTGGTATGATCTGAAAAATGCAACCAGAATTTGGGGAGATTTGAATGAGGTTCCCTACCATGCATCCTTGGTGCTATTGTCAGAATATGCGATGAAAACATTTCAATTAGCAGCGCAAAAAAAGGATGTCAAAGAGATGAATCGATCCATAGCCGAAATGCGGGAAATAAGAAGGGATCTACACAATATCTCAGATACGGGAGATACTGACACCGTTACCTCTCGATTTGTACTGATTATCCAGACAGGAATTGATGGTCAATCTCCCAGGACTATTGATTTGGATCATTACGAAGATTTGCCAGAAGATATCGCTAATGAAGTGATCGAGGCGGTGCAGGGTCAAGAGATAGATTCGGGTAAATTCATGCAGATTGTAGATGATGCAAAAAATGTAGCTGAATCTTAATGCTGAAAGCAACGCAAACAGTATTCAATAAGCCTCAACAGATTTTCCAAGTACTCAAGTCATTTTCTGCCAAAAATATCTGGTCCAGAGGTACTGGAAAATCGTTTTTAATAGCCTGGCTAATTCACATGATTGTGAAGTGGATGCCTCGATCCAGCTGGGCGATTATCGGAAAATCCTATAAGCAGTTATTGACAAGAACACTGCCTACTACCATAGCCACTTTGGAGAGTGTTTTTGGCTATAAGCAGGATCGGGATTTCTTTGTGAGAAAAAGGCCACCTAAAAACTCACGGTTTGAAAGCCCATTTTCTCCACCATTGGACTATGATCATTGCATCACTTTTCGGAATGGCACCTTCTTTCACCTGGTATCGCTAGATGGTGGTGGATCAACGATTCGAGGACTGTCAATAGATGGGTATCTGGGAGATGAAGCCTTGGAAATTAATAAGGAACGAATGGACTCTGAGGTAGTACCTACCAATCGGGGAAATATGAGGTATTTCAAGCATATCCCGTTTCATCATGGAAGCTTCTTTTTCTCATCGATGGGTTATGGCCATGAATTCAAGTGGATGCTTGATTCAGGGAAGTATTACGAAGACGATGGATTCAATTTCAGGGCGATACGTCAGCAGATTGTAGAGAAAGAAAAGGAATTGGTGGACTGCCCGGATAAGGGTAGAATGTCCGAGTTATGGGAGCAGATCCTTAAGCTCAAGCGCCAATTGCGCTGGTACAAGAATAAGAATGGATTCCTGTATATGGAGGCCGATGTATTCGATAATATAGAGAATGTAGGCTGGGCATACATCAAGGAGATGCGGCGAACTCTATTGGACTTCATCTTCATGGTGGAGATGCTCAACTGGTTTCCAGAGGGCATTGAATCAGGCTTCTATTTCCTGCTTAACCGGACAGACCACGGCTATTCCAATAAGTTTGACCAGGGATATATATCAGGCCTGACTCAAGATGGGGCGGCCATTAAGACAGCCGATTGCCGTATGGACAGCGACCTGGTAGGAGGGCAGCCTCTAAGGATAGCGGTCGACTGGGGTAGTCATATCAATAGCCTTACCATTACGCAATACCTACTAAGTATCAACACACTTAGATTCATCAAAGACCTCTATGTGAAGGGGGAGTTGCTGGATAAGTTAGCCAGTGACTTCTGCGACTACTACCACTACCACAACAAGAAGGAAGTCTACATGAGCTATGGTCACGATGGTAACGTACACCATGCCAATAGTAAGCTGACCTATGCTGAGCAATTCGCCAAGATCCTTGAGGCTAGAGGATGGATAGTTTACCTCAGTTATGAATCAATTCCTTTGGGTCAGATGGAGCGATACCTGCTTTGGGGTAAGGTGCTGCAGAACACCAGCAACGCCAAGAAGGGTAAGCCTACAGATCCGGCACTGCCACTGGTAGAATTCAATCTTGATAATTGCAACGCCACATTTATATCGATGCAGAATGCACCTGCCAAAGAAGGAAGGAATGGAATCGAAAAGAATAAGAGCAGTGAACGGAATGCACTCATACCTCAGGAGGAAGCGACTCACCTAAGCGACACCGCTGACTACAATCTGACTGGCATAGTCCGAGATCCTTTCTCTACGATGCCTGCTTACATCGGTAATTAGAAACAACATATCAACTACAGTGAAAGGATATTCGACCCGTTCGTATATCCTTTTTTTTTGAAAGAAATTGCCAAATTCCCACAGATCATGGCTGGGATGATCCTTTGATTTTGCAGTATGCCGGGGAACTAGCCGGTATAAAAATCTAATTATCAAAATATTGCAAACTTTTGCTTTGCAGATATACAAATTCAGAAGATACTGGATTTTGCATGTCCTCTAAACCGTCGGATAGTCTCTTGAAATTTGACTATGAAAATTATTCATCTCAAAGATGCGATGGAAGAGATGCAAGGTGAAAATCCTTTCTCGATCACATTTGTAACCTGTGATACCAACCGGAAAACAGGTGGTGAAATAATGAAATTGGATAATGTAATACTGTCATTCAACCAAAATAATGCAGGGAAATTAGGTTTTGAAAAACCCGAATTGCCTGTTACTGAATTTTCAAAAAAGCCAAAGCACTACACCAATGCTACCCGTAATGTGTTGCTGCAAAATGGCATGAGGCGAAAATTTCACATCCGATTACTTCTCGAATTCAACGGACAAAAAGTATTCTACTAATGAGCAATGTGATTGAAGGAATTAATCCTGGCGTGGTGTATTCCAAAGCAACAGGAAATATATACAAGACAGTTGATTTGAAAGCGCATCACCTGATGAAGGTACCGACTATCAAGTCCAACGAATCTACAGAGATAGTTATGTGGGGAACTGACAATCTATTTCCTCAACGCGTATTGAAGGAGATTCGTAAGAATACGATCATCGGTCCTACACTGAAGAAGCAGGCTGAGATTGCCTATGATGAAATCATCTACGGATTCAATGAAGATGATGGGAATGGCAATGTGAAATTTCGAAGAGTTATTGATCCAAAGGTCGAAGCTTTTTTTAAGCGGTCACATATCCACCGGTACTACATTGAAGCTTTGCGAAACTTTTATCACTTCTACTTCGCAGTCCCGAAATTAATATTTACGGCGGATCGATCTGAGGTGTATTCCCTATCCTGCTACAAGACCGCTCACTTTCGATTTGCGAAGCCTAATGAATCAGGCCAAATACCAAATGGCTATGTGTGTGCGGATTGGGAATCAGTGATGAGTGTGCAATCTGATTATGTGGAAAAACTTCCACTCATCGACATCTATGCAGATCCTGAAAGCTATCGAGCAGGGAGCGATTTCAAATTGATTTATCCGCTTGCTTATCCTACTGAGGATGAGATTCACTATCCTCTTGTGGATTGGAATGCAGCGCGTGAGTCGGGATGGCTTGACGTAGCGCAGTCCATTCCCAAATTCAAAAAAGCATTGATGAAGAATCAGATCTCTTTGAAGAATCTGATTCAAGTCCCCAGCTGGTGGTGGGAATGGAAGTATCCAGGCTTTTCCAAGATGGATCAAAAGGAGCGACTGGCTGTCCAGAATCTTGAGATTGACCGGTTTGAATTATTTTTCAAGGGAGATGATGCAGCCGGAAACTCGATGATGGTGACTTACATCTCTGATCCTGCCCATCAAAAGGAATATCAAGGCTGGAAAATAGAGGCTGTTGACAACAAAATCAAAGATGGCCTGTACATCGAGGACTCAAATGAAGCCTCATCTCACCTTTTGTATTCTCTAGGAATGGATCCGGCTATCGTCGGAGCACAACCGGGGTCAAAACTTGGGGCAGGTTCTGGCTCTGACAAGCGAGTAGCGTTCAATATCTACCTGGACACGATCCGATCCCATCAAGACATCCTCTTGGAGCCGCTCTCATGGATAGGCACTTTCAACAAGTGGCCGTCCTACTCTTACAAATCCCGAAACTCGCTGAACGCTTCAAGTTCTGCGGCCGCGGATCTACCGCCGTCAAAGAATCCAATGGCTGAACCTGTACAACAATCCTCGTAATGGCACAACTTATTACCACCATCGCAGAAGTTCAAAACTACATCCGTGTAGCCAATGGACTTGACATCAATACACTGCTTCCCGCGCTAAACGAAGTGGAGATGCAGGATCTCACATTCTACCTCGGGTCTGATTTGCTTCAGGAAATTATCGCTGCTACCAACTCAAACAACTTTACTCCAAGACTGGAAAAGATTGCGCCGTATGTGACGGCTGCACTTGCTTGTCTTGCAGTATGGAAAGCAGGTCCCGAGATTGAAGTACTCGTCTCTGATTCGGGTATTATGCGTACCGAAACCACTACCGAGAAGGCCGCATACGGCGGACAGGTCATGAGATTCCGGGATGTGGCTGCCAATCGTGGGTTCAAAGCAGTAGAATCATTCCTTTTTGTCTTGGAAACCTACACTCAAGACTATCCCGAGTGGTTTGGCTCTGCCTATTATGAAAAAAAGAAAGGTTTGATGATCCGTTCTGCCATTGAATTTGAGCAGTCAGGGGAGAATATTCAGGGATCATCGCTGACATTTCAGGCACTTCGCACGATTATGGTTGACATTCAGGAGCAATCCATCAAGTCACTCCTTCCGGAAGCGATGTATAATCAGCTGATCACTCAGATATCAGAGAGTAATCTTTCACCAGAAAACAAAAAATTGGTTGAACGATACCTTCGTCCTGCCATAGCTAAGTTCACAATCGAGGAAGCACTGACTACGCTACCGGTCGAAGTCAACTACTCCGGGGTGGTGGTGAATCAACTGGAACTTGCCGGTGATGCCCGTACCTCCAAGATGGCAGACTTGGCACTGACCGAAAAGAAAGCCTGGACACTTCGTGGCCGTGGTGGATACTACCTGTCTAATATGAAAGAGTACCTGAACACTACTGCCTCAGCGGCAGCCTATCCACTTTGGTTCGCATCGGACTACTATTCCAAAACGCTGAAATCACAGATCGAAGAAGATTCAATTCATGCTTCCGAACGTAGAATCTACCGCGCATGATCCTAGAAAAAATAGCGACAAAATCAACTCAGTTCATCACTGAAGGGCTAAACCTAACTGCCAAGTCATTTGGCTTTCACGAGTGGGATTCTATGAACAACTATATTTTCTTGATAGTCAACAAAAGCATGACACTTATGATCTTTATTTTTTCCTTCATTATAGGCGTGAGCGGATGGGTAGAGAACTGGATTTTTGCACCGGTCTATACTTACATGGTATTTATATCGCTGATGCTTGCTGAGATTTCATTTGGCACGATCAAAGCGATGTACATCGATAAGGAGAAATTCAACTGGGATAAGTTTGGAAGGATTATACCTAAGCTGATTGCACACACATTTGCACTCAGTGCAGCCTTCCACATGGCCAAGGCCGAACCGCTATTCTTATGGATGCCCAGTAGCATCTTTATTTTCTTCAGTATTCAGAATTTCATGAAGTGCCTGCTTCACCTCATTGCGCTCAAGTCGCTGGATGGAAGTGTAGCGGACTTTATGCGGAGCAAATTTTCACAGAACAATGATTTCATTCCAACCGACATGAACAATGAAGACAAACAAAAAGGGGATAGCGATCCTTCATGAATTCGAGTCCTGCAAACTTAAGTCCTACAAATGCCCGGCTGGAAAATGGACGATAGGCTGGGGGAATACCTTCTATGAAAATGGATCCAAAGTACTTGAAGGTGATATCATCACTCAAGACAGAGCAAATAAGTTGTTTGATGTGATTCTATTGGGATTTGAGACCATGGCCAGAAAAGCTATAACGTCAAAGGTGAATGAAAATCAATTCGCGGCATTTGTCTCCGCACTCTACAACATCGGTCATGGATCAGCTGATAAGTCGGGCTTGATTCGCTTGAGGAATGGCAATCCTTCCACACTGCTCACGATGATCAATCAGAATCCGAACCAACCCGGTATCCGAAAACAATTTATGGCTTGGGTATCTCCGGGATCTACATTTGAAACAGGACTAACAAGAAGGAGAACAGCCGAAGCCAATCTCTATTTCTCATGAAAAAAAATGCATTCTTATTGACCGTTTTTTTTTTCTGTGGGTAATCTCCTGCCGTACGCAGAAGAAGGTGGAATCTTCCAAGAGTCAGTTCGAAAGTAGCATCACGGCTGACACTACGGTTCAAAAGTATGAGCACATCAATGCAGAATGGTCTCGGGTGAATGAGTCGCTGATCAGGCGTGATGGCTTGCTTACGATTCGCTTTGATTCACTTACCAGTATATCGATCCTTCCAGACCGCACGATTCAGGCAATAGGACGCAATCCGGTGATCGAGTCCCGCACGGTTGATACTGAGCAGTCCAAATCCTCGGATTCGCTATCCTTCACTAAGACCGATTCCACCCAATCCACGGGTTCCAAAAGAAATGAGGCCTCGGGATCAGAAGAAAGATTCAGTAAGGAAGTCGAACGGACACCATCACTCACGCCTTGGATAGGGGGAGGGATAGCAATAGCGATTTTGGTTTTGGCTGTCCTCTGGTTTATATCCAAAAAATTGAAAATTTAAACTCATACAATTCATCAAACTCCTCAACTAATGAAACACTTACTTATTATCTGCCTACTGAAGCCCATACTTATTCCACAGCGAGGAAATTAAATCATGCGCAAGATCGAGGTAATCTATTACCGAAAGATCTTGGGCAGCACGACTTACGCGGTCGATGTGCCTGCTAACTGGAATGAATTGACTGCAAAGCAACTCATACAGGTAGCAGGCTTGTTGCATTCTAAGCAGCATGACATCTACCGGCTGAGGATCGAGCTGCTTAGGATTCTCATGGGATTCAAATGGTATCACCTGCTGATGCTGGGAGGCGAGCGATTGATTGACCTATTCCCCTTTGTCGATTTCATCGAAAAGGAAATCACGCTTACCAGCAATCCTATTTCCAAAATAAAGGCTAAAGGGGGGACGCTGCTCGGACCGGTGGGGGATTTTTCCCGACTGACAGCGGATGAGTGGACCGATGCGGATGAGGCTTACATCGATTACCGAAATAATGGATTAGCATTCAACTTGGATCGATTCATTGCGATTCTATACCGACCGGCTTATAGAGACATTGATGCGTATGGTGTAGCAGATAACCGCGTACTGTATGCAGATCACCAGGTACTCGATCGCATGAAGACACTGGCAAAGGTGGATATCCGAATCAAGCAGGCAGTGGTACTCTGGTACCAGGGATGCCGGTTTGAATGGGAATCGGTATTTGCCCGGGTGTTTACCAGCAAGTCGGAGGGTCCAGAATCATTTGGATGGCAGGAAACTATCCTTAAGCTATCGGGAGCGGAGTTTGGAAACGAATCCCAAACCCTAAAAAGCCAAATGTATAAGCTGATGCTGAAGATGGAGTACACGCTCAAAGACGATGAGTGGACCAAGCAACAGCAGGAAGCAAAAAAATCTAACTCAAGATCCTAATGCTGATCAAAGATCATAAGACCTACACCGGTTTCTTTCGCAAGATGGCTACCCATCACAAGGATATCCACCACAGCGAATCGGAGTCTCATTTCTCACGGATGAATCTATCTTCACATCCGGTCTTGGCGCGTGAGGACATTAAGGAATTTATCAAATCCTTAAAAACCAAGCTCTATTTCCCTGCACTATTGCTGAATGCCTATCAGGCGAAAGGTGAAGCCACAGACTCCAGAGATGCCAAGCGCAAAGTATTCCAAGCCGAGTTCTTTATTCTCGATCGGATGCATCGGGAGAACTGGGATCAGCAGGATGAGGTGTTTGACCGCACGGAGCGGATAGGGACCGATATTCTTTCTTTTCTCAGTGAATACTATGAAGATGCCCCTGAGGAGGGATACTTTGAATGGAATGATACCATGATGGAGAAGATCTCCAATCTGGAAGTGGACAGCCTTGCCGGTACCAAATTTTATTTCACGATCAGCATTCCAAATGAGAATGCTTTTCACCTTGACACGGATCGATTCGATTCAGAACTATTTGACTGATGTCCACCAAAACCTATAATTACATCAACGGAGGAGTAGCGGGAAGCGTAGACGTCACCGTTACGATCAACGCTTGCAACATCCTGTTTTCAGATCAGGGATCTGGTGGTAACCAAAGCGGCGTACTCACCATCGACGTGATTCTTTCCCAGGCACTGCCATTTGAGCTCCAGCTGAAATTTCTGGTAACGAATGAAATCATGGATTCATTCAACACCAGTTCGTCCACCTATAATAAGTTCCTGGCAGTACCTCAGAATGTGACAGCTCACAGCTTCACCGATCAGGCTTGCTACGAAGAAACCGCGGATCCTTACTATCGGGAAACTTCTGAGTATGAATTCTCAGAACAGTCCGGCACGCAAGAAGAAGGAAGTGTATTGGTCGCTACGGTCCAATCCATCACGCCTGCAACTTGCTTTGGACTAGCCACTGGGGCCATTTCCATTGCTACCAGCGGCGGAACTGGTGCCTATAGTTTTGCCTGGTCAGTGGGTACTGCCAATACTGCCTTTCGGGGATCACTTCCTGCTGGTACCTACTCGGTCACGGTCAGTGATGCAGCAGGCAATCAGGTATTCCTATCTGGCATTGTCGTCAGTCAGCCTACTCAGCTCGTATTGAATCCAACCGTCACGCCGCCAGCTTGCTTTGGTGGTGTGGGAGCAGTGGCCACCGCGCCCGCAGGTGGGACGGGTGGTTATACTTTTGTGTGGGGAGATGGATCCACCGCTCAGAACAGAACCAATCTGCCGGCAGGATCTTATCCCGTCACGGTCAGAGACTCTTCCGGATGTAATCGACTATTCACCGTAGTAATCAGTCAACCGACTCAGATCCTGATCACGGTGAATAAGACCGGGAAAAATATCAGCAACCAGATCACCGGCGGGACTCCAGCCTATTCTTTTCTCTGGTCGGATGGGGCGGTAGTGCGCGATCGCACCAATCTGGCCAACGGAGTCTATTCCTTCACCGTCACCGATGCCAACGGATGCCAGCAGTCCACCGTGATAGTGATTCAGGATTTCAAATTCTATTTCTCCAAAAATCCAATCTGGCTCCAGCTTGCTGTAGATTCTATGATAGGCAAAGACAACCTGTCCTATGTCTGCGAAGTATTCCTGGAAGAAGTCTATCAGTCCGATTCCTTCATTAAGAAATACGAATCTGAGCATCCCGCCAAGCAGGACGGAAGTACTTCCTTCAATGTGCAGCAGGTGCTCAATGCCTTTTTGGAATCTCAGGCTCCGCTATATGCCGACGCTCAGGTACGCCAGGTGTCGAGCGCATTCAAGCGATTCTTTCTCCGATACTATCAGAAGTACGGCACGCCTCCGGTGCCTGATGCGACTACGACCAACGATACGTTTTATGTGCTGTATGGTGGGCTATCCGATCAGGAGTTTGCCAAGCAGACGTTCTTCGATTCCTACTTGGACATCACGCAGCCATTTCTGACTTGGCAGCCGATCACGCAGCCAATCGCATCCGATCAGCATGCCTATCTACACTTGGTCGTAAATAATCCAATCTACTCCGCACTCAGTCTGAAGGCCACTATTCGCTATTCGGATAATACGGCTGTGGATCAAGTGGTGAAGTCGGTCAATACCGTAGCACCGTTCGAAGTGTATCGGTTCCCGGCAGGGATTCAACAGCTGGGATTACAGTCACTGAATCCTTCCAAGATCATTACCTCCTATGACCTGCAGGTCTTTTCGGCTGAAGTAGTACTCTCTGAGAAGCGTACCTATGAAGTCTATGCTGCCAAAAAGCATTTCAAGAAGCTGTTATTTCTGAATTCCCTTGGAGCTTGGGATCATACCTTGTGCTTTGGTCGGGGAAAACAATCCCTCCGTACTTCCGAAGAGTCCATATCCAGAGCCTTGCCGGTGGGTTTTGCCTATTCAGATCGAGAGGAGGAGACTGTATCAAAGCTGGGCACGCTCACCGGTCAGCTGGTCATCGCTACGCTGAACGGCTATCAGCGAAAGCACCTCACGGAATTGGCGATCTCGGAGCAGGTATTTGAACAGACCGCCTCGGGCTACTTGCCGGTGCGGGTGAGATTTGACTTTGATCCTGAAGATGATTTTGAAAACCTGGACGAAATAGGATTGGATATCACCTATCCTACCCTTCGCCGCTACACCCCGGAACTATGATCAGTATTACTGTAGGGGATGAATTGATTGATATCAGCGAGTCCGCCAGCTTTTCCATTGCGGGGCGAAGTCCATTTGTCACGCCAGGGGAATTGTACGGCCCGAAAGTCTACAATATTGCAGCGCTCGACAGCAGTCGCAACAATCGGACCTTCTCTTTTGCCAAAATGCTGAATCATACCGCGCGGGTGCGCACCTATCCCAATGTGGAGATTCGATTCTCGGACTTGCTCTGGAAGCTGGGAACGCTGAAGCTTCGGGACTTTGACGGAGCTTACAATTTCAGCTTTCACTCCGATGCAGGAGATATCGAAGCAAAGATCAAGAACCGAACCCTGCCGGGAGTAGACTTGGGTACGGCCGTATCAGATATGAATGTGACGGATAATTACCCCGCTGCAACTCATGCCTATTTCACGGTAAAGAATCCCAACTTCTACGGGACTAAAAACCCTTTGGCCACCGGCTATGTGAATCAATACAATGCAGCAGCCGGGCGACTGTTCAATCCCACGGATGATGGGGCTGCGCACACGATTACCCCATTCCCATTTCTGCTCTACCTGCTGGATCGGATCTTCAAAGACCTGGGCTATTATGGAATCACCGGAGAATGGACTGAGGAGCTGGCAATTCGGAAGGTGGTGG